ACAGCCTTTCTCTACCATCTAAACTATTCGGTGGCGACCAATACACTGACCCAGCTCTCTGACCATGTGGTAACCACAATTGTTATCATAAATTGGGTTTTCCCCAGCCTTTGCTGTACTTGAGTTGTCTATCCTGACAATGCTCCCGACATCTGGGTCGCAAAAGAAGTATTTTTCAATCTCTTCCTTGGAAGGATCTTTTAACATGGCGTTTGCCTTCTTTGAGATGAACCTTTGCCGCATAGGAAATCAGCCCGTCGAGGCTCGCCAGCACTAACTGACTTCCTCAAAGGCTCATTTCAAAGTGAACGGTTCGACGTTAAAGGGGAGCGCATTGCGGTGCGCCTTTGAAATTTGGAAATAAAAAAGCCCAAGGCGTTAACCTCGGGCTCTTAATTCTTTGTCGACAATCAAAGCTATGGCGACGATATCAGATTTACATGAAATGTATGCTATTTAATTGACTTTTGCAATACCCTGCTGCGAAAAAGTCGCCTTTTGTTGTGATCGTGTTCTCACAGTGCAACGAAGAGAGTCGTCATCAAGTCGTTTAAAGATGGCGCACATGGCCCTCCAGTAATCGGCGTAGTTATGGCACCAGTTATCAGGCTTAACGCCACACAGGGCCGCCAAGTCCTGATGCTGATACACATCCTTACCCGCCAGCTCCGCTTTCGCGTCCTGAGCCGCCAGCCATATCAGTTTCTTAAGCCGCTCCATCGTCTTGCCGGCCACCTTCTTCGTGCCGAGCTGTTCCCGGAACTCTGCCCACGCCCACTGGGTGATCGCTACCTGGTACTCGAAGCGGATATTCTCGCTGTAGTTCCACAGCAGCCAAGCTTTCTGGCGGTCCTCCAGCGACAGGACAGCCCGGCGCCAGGATGCGGTCACGAACTCAACCGGGCTCACCAGCGCGATCGATGACCCCTTTGCGCGGGACTGGCTGCCGCTCATCGCCGGGCCGTGCGGATTAACTTTGCGGCCGGTGACCGGATCGGTGATTTTCTGCCGGCTCCGGCTGCGCGCCGTCGCGGTGAATTGTGCGTTCTCGGCGAAAGCTACCAGCTGCCCTTTCGTCGCCCCGCTCAGATCTGCGGTCGCCACAATGAGCTGCTGACGTACGTATTCCAGTTGCTGACTGTTCATGCGGCTTCCTTATGTGGCTGATTGGTTTTGGTCTGGCTGTGCTTTGCTACTGGCGGCATGCTGGCGCGCTTAACGCTTTCGGCCTGGTACCGCAGGAAGTCTGTGTGATTCATTCAGCCTCCAGTTCGGTGATGGTCAGTTCAAGCCTGCCGCCTTTGACGATTGGCATCCTCTTCACGCTGTAGTAGTCGACCTGCTGGTCATCGAGCCAGAACCCGGATTTCGTCAGGGCGTCGAACGCGGCCTTTTGCAGATTGTCCAGGTCGCGGCGGCGGCGATCCGGCATATGGCACCCAATGCGTATTTTCACGGGTGTAGCCAGGCCGATATCCAGCATTGAGTCTTTGATGATTCTGGCGACACTGTCGCGGTACGCCTGCCCCTCTGTGCTGATGTGCGTGCGCCCGCGGTTATGCCGGTAGTAGCGGTTGTTGCTCGGCGGCCATGGGAGACTGATGCGGTATTCATTCATGCTTTTACGAGCCCCTCTTTAAGCCAGATGACCTGCGTGCGAGCCATGCCTTCCAGCGCGCACTCCTTTGCATATTCCGCATCGACCAGACGGGTTCGGCGATCAATCTCGTCGTGGCAACTGCTGCATGCGATGGTGGCGATCAGGTCAGGCGGCTTGATTCCGGTCCCGCAGAGGCCAGCAAGACGAATGTGAGCCAGTACTGAGGTTTCAGGATTGCCGTTGCATACGCCGGGGATCCGCACCTGACATTCGCGGCCGCGTGCCGCTTTGCATAAATTAGCCATGCGCTCTCCTCGCCGCGAGACGCAGCCATTTCTGATCCACCAGGCGGGCGGTGTAGCCCTTCAGTGTCGGGATATCGGACGGCTTAATCGCGGGCTTACGCTTGCGGCGCGCCGGAACGTTGAAGATATGATTTGTGATGACGCGTGCGAGAGGGTTATTCATGCAAGCCTCCCGAAATAATCGCCACGGTAACGGACATCGCGAAGCTGTATGTTCTGGCTGACGGCGAAAGCTTGGGTGTACTCAATCAGACTATTCATCCGTTTGATCCCCATCGATGAGGTGCTTTCGCGAATTGCCACCAATTCGCCCTCAATCCCGGCAATAACCTTCCCCTGCCCGCCAGTGGCAATGGAGTGACCGGAAACCAGAATTGATTTCCATGACGGAAGTGACCACGCAGAGCCAGCCCACTCAATGCGATGCTTAGCCAGGTCGCCGCAAAGCGCGTGGAACAGTGAATTCTGAGGAAGAGTGCGCTTAGGGTCGGCAAAACTCACCACGAGCGGGAAATCTGCGTTTACAGGCTGCTTGTTGATGTAGTCAATGAGGTTGCGGCGAACCTGCTCGTCGCGGAGGTAAAATTTGATACTCATACGCCACCTCCGATAGGTAGCGCAGAATACAGAAAATCGCAGGTGCATTTCTGCATCTGTGACAAGGTGAGGAGTTCAGATTGTGGTCGCATTTAAGTCCCCTTAAATGCGCAGAAGTCACCGGAGTTGTTCAGGCTCCGATGACATGATTATGGACGGTTGATTCAACAAAATCAACGTAAGAGAAAGGCCTCCGAAGAGGCCTGTTTGTTATGCGTCGAATGGGTTAGGCATTATGCGATACCACTGTTGGCGACCTAAGTGGGCAGGCGACACCTATCGGATGCTTGCCATTGCAGATAAAGCACCGCATCTCGCTAAGCACCTGAGGAGAGGTAGTGATCGTCTTCTGGTGATCATCCTCGCTCAATGCATCACGGAACGCGACCGCAACAATCACCCCACCGAAAGCTTCCATATGGGCATGTACTGGCGGCTCCTTGCCGTCTTCGAACTCAATGACGAAAGTAAACTTGCCCATCACTTCACCTCCTGCTGCGGTGCTGCTGGCATTGCGCAAGCTTCTACTGCTGCCTCATGAATTCGCTTTATGGTGTCCCAGCCAACGGGGATTTCAGCATCCCACCCGCCTGTATGGTTACAGTCTTCACAACCTTCACCTACGCATGACTGACAAACGATGCGGTATTGAACATGAAACTCTCCGCATAGCGCGCCTTTGGCTCCATTATCGGCAGTCAACTTTAGTGGCATGATGCAGTAACCATCCGGAATCACCGGGGCGTTGAGAGCATCACGCTCTGCAAAGATTTTCTCAGCGTCGATTTCAATGCCGGAGTTGCGTATGGTTTCCACTGCGTCGCGCAACTTGTTAGCCGTCGTTACAAGTTCGGCACCCTGAAGCATGGCGGCGCACATTGCGTCATATTCAGATATTGGCTGCAACCTGTATCCATCTGGCACAGATACCGGCGCTGGCAGGACGTTATATAGCATAGTTCCTTCTGGCAGAGCTTTATCAATAGTCGATGTATCGTTACCCGCTCGACTTGAGAGAACCTGCGTCACAGGCTTCGCTTCGAGCGATGACAGCGCTAGCTTCATCGCAGCGAGCGCCATGGCCGCATCTTCGTTTACAACTCCGGTCACAGCATCGCGCTCTTCTTCAAGCTCAGCGATAGTCTTTTGCAGCCATTCTTTGGTAAGTGTGCTCATGGGTTAGTCCTCAACCTTACGCGGCGCTCCGCGATATTCTGGTGCCGGAACGTGCTTAGGCGCGGCAATGGCATGCTTCAGCAGCTCTTTCCAGGTCGCTGCGTTATTGCGAAGCCAGCGCCCATCATTATCGTCAAAGAAGCCTTTAGCGACTGAGTGAGACAGTGGCTCGGCTACATCACACGGCACCGCAACCGTCTGTACGCCGTTGTTGTAGTAGCCGAGGTTTGATAACACATGGCTTTCGGCATAGCGGCCTGCCGCGTGGCATCGACACCGGTAGCCGCTATCATCTGCCGCCCACAGAGTGATATACGGGTCGCCGCGATGGGTGTGAGCAGTGCTCAGAATGAAATATTCACGTTCCATATCACGCGCCTGTTTGTCGATGTTGCTCATTGTGCGGCCCCTTCAAATTGGTAAGAAATTTTAATTCCCAGCTTTTTAGCCATGGCATGCTCAGCGACGGCACCATCCGACTCTTGCCACCCATGCAGCATGTGAATGGCGTCTGCGCAGCGAAGCATAGCCAGGCAGATGTCCATATACTCACGCTGAGATAAACCATCCGGGAGCGTGGCCGGATTTAATGCCACATGACCACCTGATAACATTTGCTGTGCTACTGCGTTAAACATCGGACGGTTGTAATTTTCGTAACCCGTCATTGGTCCTGCGATGTAAATTTTCATACCCCTACCCTCCCCCAAACCATCAATACTCGCTTCATCGCCGGACTGTTGCGGCACTCCTGGCAGATCACATTTGCCTCTGTGCGCTGCACCAGCTTCGAATTTCCCTTCGGCATGGCCGGTATGGTTTCCGGTGCGTATTTCATGCCGTAGCTGGTCAGCCGATAAAGCCGCTGGCCATGCTTACCTTCGAACTCGATCAGGCCGTCTGCAAACAACGTGCTTAACGGGCCGGAAATCTTTTTGGTGGTCATGCCGATCATGCTGGCAATGCGACCACTGTTCAGGCCCGGGTTATTACGCAGGGCTGCAAGAATCTGCCCGCGGATTGTTATGGTCATCAGAATCCCCCTTTCTTTTTCGGCTGCTGCTCACGCCCGCGGCGTTCTGCGGCGGCGGCCTGCTGGTCTGTGTCGTAAATTGCCCCGTTGATCTGATTGCAATAAACCGTGCCGGTACTGCCATGGCGGTTGAGTCGCAGGATTAACTCCGTTTCGCCAGGCGGAACGCTGTCATCGAAAGCACCTTCTCGGTGGATACCAACCCAGTAGTCGCAGTCCTGCTCAATCTGTCCTGTGTCGCGAGAATCGCTCGGTAACGGGCGTTTATTCACTCGCTTCTCCAGTTCGCGGTTGAGCTGCGTCAGCAGCACGACGACGCAGCCCAGCTCTTTGGCGAGGTTCTTCAACCCTTTGGTGATCATCCCGTAGGCCAGGTCATTACGGTCTGCTTTTTCGGCGGTCATCAGCGTCAGGTAGTCAACCAGAATCATGCCTACGCAGCCTTTCTCGCGCTTAATTCGACGGCTTTCAGTAACGATATGCGCCAGGGACAGGCCCGGAGTGTCGTCGATGTACAGCATGTCGATTTCACTCAACCGACCGGCTGTGGCGATCGCCTTCTTAAAGTCACCGTCGTAGTCGCCCTGATACTGGTCATCGGCGTCATCCGTGGCGGGCATGTAAAAAATGCTCGGGTTAATGCCCGAATTCTGACCAACCAGCTTTTCAAGGATCTGGTCTCCAGGCATTTCGAGGCTGAACATCAGCGCTGGTTTTTTTTCACGAACCGCGCAGTTGATCGCCATCTGCCCGTACAGGGTTGTCTTGCCCATCTTTGGCCTTGCGCCAATCACGAACAGAGAGCCTTTAACCAGACCTTTCGGCGCCAGCAGCCGGTCGAGTGA